ATGATAGTTATAGTTAGCCTTTGCAACCTTGAGTGTATTCTAGCTCTATGTGCATGCCGTAATACTTGTCGATAATCTTGATTGGATTCTTTGACCACATCTCCATGCTGAAGTTGTTGGTCTCGTTTAGGTTTAACTCATCGACTACAGCTTCTACTGCGTCACCGATAGATGCGAAGTGACCTATTGTCTTTTCGTCAGCCGTAGGTGTAATGTCAATGTCACGTTGATACAAGTTGATTGAGATGGATTGCATATTCATACAAAGAACTAGATAACACTAGGTGGATGATAGTAGGGTGGGTTAGTAGCCCGCACTGAGCCAACACTTAGCTCCGCTTACGAGGTAGTCAGGGATGGGCTGAGTGTTGGAAGAGCAGGTGTTATGTAGTGTGGCTATGTGTGCAGCAGTGGTGAGTCTATGTGTGTGCAGCAGTAAGGTGGCTATGTGTGTGGCTATTAGTGTGGCTATGTGTGTAACCAAAAAACACCAGCAAAAAGAAGAACACAAGAACCCACACAAAGTCCCACCAGTAGCTAACTAAAAGCTCTCTAAAAGCTACGAATACCGCAGAAAACATAGCGTGTGCCTCTGGAGTCTGGGCCACGGCGACCAATGTATACCTTGCGAGAATCGCACGGGGTATACGGGGGAAGGCGGGCTCAGAGCGTGTAACGCTACCCCCTCAGATTTTTGCGTTAAAACCACCGTTAGCCCCACTTTAGTGTTGCCCTCCCAGCTTACCTATGAACAACCAATGAAAACACGCAAGCTAGGAGAGCTTTACACAACACACACAACAAAAATAGGGGTTTGGCCCGTAAGGTCAACGGGAAAGTTTCTTTATTATTTGCTCGACAGGGGGTTCCTGAGGGTGTACTTAGAGTGTGGCTGTGAGTGGTTAAGCGTGCCTTATAAGCGCATAACCCACTAAGAATTCACATTCCACATCAGTCATAGGTTATGAGTGTTGTTATAAGCCTTTTAAGGCAGCTTAGAGGTTAACTCTAAGTGTACCCTTCAGCGCCTCCATATATACCACACCTAATTAGACAACACATCCCACACCTTAACTACCGCAGGAACAGCTAAAGCCTCGACGGCCATAACTATCTGTTCTTCAGTCTTTACGGGCATGTTGTAATTGGCCCCTGAGAGGTCTAGAGCGCAGTGGATAATCTCGTGGACTAGGGTTGACCTAAAGAGTTCTTTTGTCTTTAGGACTTCTCTTCCTATGTTGATACAACGGTGTGTTGAGTCGTATTCAGCTAACCTTTCGTCCCCGAACTCCTCAACGATGTTGATGGGTATGTCTTGTCCTGCAATGTTGATTACATCCATGTGGGGTTGTTGTTGTTAAAGTTACCAAGGAACCTGTCTAGTTCCTCTTTTAGGAGGTCCTCCTTGCGGTCCACAATGCGTTTGTCTACGTCTTGAGCCATTTGCTCTGTCCAGTAGGCTACAGCCATACTAAGGGCATCTAGGCGGTCATCGTGAGTGATTGCACCTCGTTGCCTTGTGAGTCTTGAGAGTTGGTAGATGAGTTGGTATTTGAGCTGAGAGTCGTGGGGATACCTTTGAGCGCTCTCGTAGTCATCTTGGATTACCTTAGGGTCAACCACGAGCCTGTGCTGGTTCATTACTGGCTCTAGGGTGTCTATGATTCTTCGTTCCTTTTGGATGTTGTGTCTGACCTCCTCGATGGTGCAGGGGTGGACTTTGGTGAGCACTGGTTTAAATAACTCAACAAACATACCGTCACCGAAGTTACTCTCGACCACGATGGCGTTGACCTTGTGTTGTTTGGCCTTCATGGCGAGGGCCTTCATTGTTGTGTCGTCGTAGCCGCCCTGTAGTCCACCTCCGTCACTCACAAAGAGGTAGCCATTGAGCATCTTAACGATACTGAAGGCTGTCTCGTCTCGGCCGCGCCCGGAGGGGTCAATAGACATCACAGAGCCTGTGTAGGGTATGTAGTCTCCTATGGTTTCCATTGGGCGGTAGAAGCGGTCCCCTGAGAGGCCCACGTTGGGCACTGAGGAGTCCCACTCTAGTTTTGGGTCTCTAGCCCACACAAGCTTCTCAGGAGCCATCTCAGGGTCAACAGACATCACTATGAGGTCGCTGGTCTTAAGAGGGTATCTGTCTAGGTCGCTTAGCCGGGTATCCAGCATAAACTGCATAGAGAATCCTGTGCGTCCGTAGGAAGCTTCTCGCTCCGCTAGGTCTATGTCTGAGAAGCGCAAGGGCTCTGTGGAGCCTCCAGCTTTCTCGTCGTTCACACAGATAGGACTAACGGTCCCATCGTAGGTGCTTTGGTTGACCTTGGTTGTAACATACTTGGCTGGCCAAATCTGTTTACGGTAGCCCCGTTCGGTGAGCTTGTTGTAGATTGTGTCTTCACACTGTGGGGTTCCCAGAAAGAGGACCCTAGAGTCGGCGTCTGGTTTGATGATGGCGTCGAACTCCTTGACCTGTTCGCCAAGCTTGTCGCGCATCCCTTGTGTGGCGCTGTTGCCTACAACCTCAATATCGTCAGCAACGATGATGTCAGCTCGTGAGCCTGTCAGTTGAGACGTGACTCCCAAGGATTTGACGGAGGGGGCGTGGGAGGCGGGGGCTGGTCCGACATCGAAGGAGATTTTGGAAAATCGCTGTTTGTCTGTGGGTCGGAGGTGGGCGAGGATGGGTAGCTCATGTATGAGTCTAAGTGTAAAAGTGCTAAAGTCGTCTGCTCTTGTTTTTGAAGCAGAGACGACAAGTATGTTCTTTCTTGGGTTGAGGAGGAGTTGATGGACAACGTATGCAGAGCAAATCCAACTCTTACCGACTCCCCTAAAGCCTTCGATAATAGCTCGTCTATCTCCTCGTTGCATGTAATCGGCGATTTCATATTGAATTGGTGTAGGGTCAGGTAGGTTGAGGTGCTTCCATACAACGTATAGAAAGTTCCTAAAGTCTTTTAGTTTGTCAGGGATTACCACGGTTACTTGTTGTTACCTCGATTCTTCTTTTTACTTTGAATCTTGAGGTTACGCGAGTTGTTATTCTTTGGGTTTCGGTCGGCGTGATGTACGTCCTTCCCCTTTAGGGCCTTCTTGCCCTTCTTCTTCACCATGATGGAACGAGCTTTGTTGCGTCCAGCTCTGCGCTTCTTCTGTTTGTTGCTCTTGTGGTAGCCGTCGTATTCCTTGCGGTAGTTTCTAGTTTTACTCATTTGCTGCAAAGGGTAATAGGTTTACAAGGTTATCCATAGGGTTCTCCTTGGATAGCCCAGCGTGGATTCCGTTGTCTTTTAGGAGCTGCCTAGCTGCGTTAAGGTCACTAGGAGCTGCTTCACCGGACTCAATCCGCATGATGAACTCGTTGATGAGTAGACTCTGGAGGGACTGTAGCTTTTTCTCTTGGTCTTCTATGTGTTCTTGTTTCTCCATTCTTTTACTATTCTGATTATTAGATAAACTAAACTTAATAAACCAACGCAAACACCAACTAAAGCGTTGATGTCAGAGAGGGTTAACGTGCTTACAATACCAAAGATACCGACTAAAGCTGGTGTATACGTTGAGTCCATGTTTTACGCTAGTGCAGTAATTCCGATTGAGGGTTTAATGTAACGTTCAGTAGATGCACTAAACTCATCGTAAAAAGTGCTGTGACATTTTGCTGAAGCTCCGTCTCCTCTTCCTTTTAACGTAATGGTTTTATTTGAAGTCCAACTAGTAACTCGACCAGAACCAGCATGCGGGAAATTACTTCCGGTTCCTATTCTAAAGGCGTGTTTTACGGTATGCCAACCTAAAGGAAGACTATGTTCAATTCCGTTTCCTACGCTATAGTAATCAGTCACTTGCACATCGTCTAGATACAGTCTAAAAGCTGCTTTTGCGTCTGAACCAGAAGTCCCTGCACCAACAAAGAATTTAAACTCATAGATAACAACACTAGTTCCAGCAGGAGGGGTGTATTGAACAGTTGACCCGTTTATTACCGCATAAGAGCTACTTAGGGTTTGTATTTGAGATGTTGTAACTACTTCAGGGGTAAATGAGCGTCCGCTACCGGGTAAGGTAAACTCAATGCCGTCACAGCCTAGGTAAAAGCTTTCAAGCACGTTATTGGGTGTTCCTCCGTTAGCTTTTGGTAACACCCCTACCATGCCAGAGCTGATGTCGATTGCTGTTTTTACTGCTCCTGCGCGAGCTACAACCGCCGATTCAGAAATAGCACTGTTTGCTAACGTAACACTCTTACTACTAAGGTCTAGAACAGTAGCCAACTTAGTAGCTCCAACTTCGCCGTCTTTTATTTTAACGCCTTCTACCGCATCTGTAGCTAACTTACTAGCTGTCA